GATAGCATAAGAGATATTTATTTTAACAATAATGAATTTTCTGAGAACGCAACAATCACGCCTTCAGGTGGATCTTCAAGTGTTATTAAAGTAATTTTTGATAGACCCGATGAAACACTAGGATTAGGTGAAGCTGGTATTACAAGTCATCGTCCAAGAATAATGGTAAAAACTTCAGATATATCTAGCCTGGCGCATGGTGATTCTGTTGTTGTAAATTCAACTAATTATACAATTGCAGAAATACTAAGGGACGGAACGGGAATAGCTGAAATATTTTTAGAAACAAATTAAAATGGCACATCAACGTAAAACAATCAGGGACGCTGTTATTACAAGTTTAACTGGATTATCAACAACTGGATCAAGGGTTTTTAATAGTAGAGTTTATCCAAATGAGGAAAGTAAATTACCATGTTTAAATGTTTTTACTTTATCTGAGGCTGTCGAATTAGATAGTGTCAAATCAACAATAAGAAGCCTGGAGCTGGTGGTTGAAGGGTTTGCAAGTGCAAATAGCAATATAGAAAATACCTTAGATACCATCGCAACTGAGGTTGAAGAAGCTCTAGGAAGTGACACATCTTTAAGTAATACGTGTCAATCACATAATATTACAAATACTGAAATTACCTTAGCAAATGAGGGATCGTTACCAATTGGTGTTGTACGGCTGGTTTTTAACGTAATTTATCGTACTACGCAAGCTGACGTGGAAACACAAATTTAAGGCTTGACCAATTAACTAATAATTATAGGAAGGTACACATGGCAACTATATCAGGAAATAACGGAACTATTTTTGTGGGTTCAGGTCAAGTGGCTGAAGTTAAATCTTTTAGTTTAACTCAATCAAATGACGCAATCGAAACAACTCAAATGGGAAATAGTTTTAAATCTTTTAAACCAGGTTTATCGGAAGCTTCAGGTGACATCACTTGTCACTTAGACGTTACAGATACAGATGGACAACAAGCATTATCGGTTGGAGCTGAAGTAACTTTAGATCTAAGACCCGATGGTGATACTGCGGGAAATCCTAAGTTTACTTTAACAGCTATTGTAAACAATGTAGCGATTTCACAAACTATCAATGAGGTTGTTGAAAGATCGTTTAGTTTTACTGCTTCAGGTGGAGTAACACAAAGTACAATATAATAATATATGTCAGTAATTGACAACGCCACAAATCATTTTAAAGAGCAAGAAAATCGAATCATTGAAGTAAAAGAGTGGAACGCTAAATTTTTAATTAAGCCAATGACTCTTGATGAACAAAGACGTTTACTTGATAAAACAAAAACGAATCAAGTAGAGGCTATGGTCGATTTAATTGTTATGAAATGCTTAAATGAAGATGGCACAAAAGCTTTTAAATTAGAGGATAAAAAAAAGCTAATGACCGAAGCAGATCCAAATGTAGTTGTTGACCTAGTTAATAAAATTGGCGTTACTACGACAATCGAAGATCAAAAAAAAAGTTAATACAAGACATCGATTATTATAATATTTTTCAATTGGCTGAAGCTTTGCATAAGTCAGTTGCAGAAATAAAACAAATGTCGGTCGATGAATACTATGGTTGGCTTGCATATTTTGATATAAGAAACAATAAATTAAAATTAAAACATAAATAATATGGCACAAAAAAACTTAAAATTTCAAATATCAGCCGTTGATAGAACCAAAAAAGCTTTTGGAGCTGTCAAAAAAGGTTTAGGTGGATTAACTAAAGCTGTATTTAATTTTAAAACAGCCTTAGTTGGAGCTGTTGGTATTGGTGGTTTAGGAATTTTAATAAAAAATTCCTTAGAAGCAACCGATCGTATAGGTAAATTATCAGGTGTCTTAGGTATAAGCACAAAAGATTTACAAACATTTAAACTTGCTTCTCAAATAGGTGGATTAGAACTTGAAACTTTTGCAAAAGGTGTAAGAAGATTTACAGATAATATAGGTGACTTTGCAGATGGAGTTGGTGAGGCTAAAGTTACTTTTGAAAAATTAGGTATTACTCAGGCTGATATTTTACCAATACAAAATGACCAGGTTGCTTTATTAGGTTTAGTTGCAGACGCTTTAAATAAAGTTGAAGATGGAGCTATAAAAACAAAATTTGCAATTGAAATATTTGGTGGTCGAGGTGCAGAATTAATAAATATATTAGGTGGTGGATCTGAAGCTCTAAGAGAATTTTCTAAAGAGTCAACAAGGTTCGGTGCTTTAAGTGAGGCGCAAGTAAGATCTGTTGAAGCATTTAACGATAGTGTTGTAAGACTAAAAACAGTCTTGTTCAATATTGTAAATTTAATTGTAGCAAACTTAACACCAGCATTATTAAAAATTTCTGAAAGTATAAGAGAAAACTTAATCGAAAGATTTGATGAAGCTGGTAAAGGTATAAATGAATTTGCTAAAAAATTTGCATTTGGAATTTTAAATGCTGTTGAAGTTGCAATTGCTGGTATTTCTGATTTTGGTAATACAACAATTAATGTTTTAAATAAATTAATAAGAACAATTAATAAAATACCTTTTACGGGTGATGATATTGCTGAAATAGAATTTAGGTTTGATTTCAGTAAATTAAGTGCTGAAATACAAGAACTAATACCTTTAATTCAAGATATAGGGGAACATACAGAAAGCGTTTTTGGATCTGTTGATAAAACTACAAATAGATCAAAAAAATTAGTTGGTAATTTTGATATGGCTTTAGCAACCATAACTCAACTAAATGAAAAAGCATTAAGAAACTTCCAACAACAAGTAACAAATATAGGATCAACAATTGCTTTACAAATAGACGCTGGTTTAAAAGGTGTGTCCAGGACGCTTGCCGAAGTTATATTATTAGGTAAACAATTTGATGAAGCTTTAAAGAAAATTGTACAAGAAACTCTAGTAAGTACCTTAGCTTTCTTTATTGAGTTAGGTCTAAGATTTGGATTAATTGTTTTATTAGAAAAAATATTTGGTGACAGAATTAAAGAAGCTCTTAATAGTTTAGGTAATCAAAACGATAGTTTAAAAACTCAAAAGAGTTTAGTAGCTCAGATATTAGGAATACAATCAGCAAGACTTTTAGTAGAACAACAAATTACAAAAGAAAAAGAGAAACAAAACAAACAAGATAGTAAAAAAGCTGGATTAAGCTTATTTAACTTTGCAACAAGTTTTATACCTGGTTTTGCCGAAGGTGGTTTATTGAAAAGAGGACAGCCAGCCATCGTTGGCGAGCGTGGAGCTGAGCTTGTAATTCCATCGGCTAATGGACAAGTATTTTCTAATGAAGATAGTAGAAATATTTTAAGTGGTTCAGGTTCAGGTTCAACAAATGTAAACTTTACAATTGTTGCAAATGACACTAGAGATTTTGATAACTTAATTACAAAAAGACGAAGCCTATTAGTAAACTTAATTAACCAGGCTTTAAATGAAAGAGGAAAAGAGGCGTTAGTATAATGAGTGGAAATTTACCAACATCGCAAGGATTTCAAGTAATGAACTTTAAATCTGAAAGACCAACTTTAGTGTCTAAATCTGTATCAGGTAAAAGATTTTCAAGACAAGTAGCGTCACAATTTTTTTCATTTAGTTTAAGATTTCCAAAATTACAAAGATCTGATTTTGCTGAATTGTTTGCTTTTGTAGTAAAACAAAGATCTCAAAAAGAAACATTTAACGTAGTTTTACCAACAATTAGTAAACCAAGAGGTACTATCTCAGGTACTATAACAGCTACGGGAACGGCTGGATCAACGTCTGTGACGCTCTCAGGCGGTTCAGGGACGATGAAATCGGGTGATCTAGTCAGATTCGCTAATCATGATAAAGTATATATGGTGGTTTCTGATAACAGCGATGTATCGTCAAACGCTCTTGTTATTGAACCTGAGCTAAGATCCGCTTTATCATCAACTAATATGACTTATGATGATGTACCATTTAGCGTAAATATGGTTAATGATGTCCAGGAATTTACAACGGGTACAAGTGGTTTTTTTGATTTTGAAATAGATTGTGCGGAAGATTTATAATGTCTAGGAATTTACATACAAACTTTGTTACAGCTTTACAAACAAAAGATTTAAAACCAGTTTATTTTGTATTTATAAATTTTAGTACACCGATTTATTTTACAACAGCAAGTTTTGATATAACTTTTGATAGTCAAACATATACTAAAAATGGTTTCTTTTTAAATATATCTAATGTTAATGAAAATGCAGAAATCACACAAAATAGTATGAACATAAATTTATCAGCCGTAGATCAAAGTTATACTAGAGTTATATTGTCAGAAAACATTTTACAAAAACAAGTTAAAATACATTTAGGTTTATTAGATTCAAATAATTCATTAATTGATGGAACATATTTATTATTTGATGGCAGAATAAAAGAATTTAATATTGATGAAAATACTAATCAAAGTATTATTAATTTAACTTGCGCGTCTAATTTTGCTGATTTTGATTTAACACTTGGAAGATCTACAAATGAAACATCACAACAAAGATTTTTTTCAGGTGATCGTGGTTTTCAATATGCTGGGGTAACGGTTAGAGAGATCAGGTGGGGACGAGCATAAAATTTTGTAAAGAGTCTGACATAGAATTTTTGGTTGGAATAATTGATGAACAATTAGACGAAACAAATCAAAAAGGTGATAAAGAATTAATATTTAAAAATTTAAAATCATTTGTAAAAAATCCAACTTATAATTTGGTGTTATTAACAACACCAAATTTAACACCATTTCCAACTATAATAGGTGGTACAATTGTTAAAGTTAATCGTCCCTTTTGGCGTAATGTAAACTATGGATCTATTGCCTGGTTTTTTATTAGAAAAAAATACAGAAATTTTAGAAACGCCAAGAAATTATTAACAGCTTCAGAAAAATGGCTGGAAGATCGTAATGTACAATGGATTGAATCAGATGTTTGGCACGTTGACCAACGAGGACAAATTAATAAATTCTATGTAGAACGATATAAGACGTTCTTAGAAAAAATAAATAATTATGAATTGTGTGGGTATAGGTTAAAGAAAAATGGGCGGAAGTAATCCAATATCAGATCTAATAGATGACGTATTTGATTTTGTCGGTGATGTATTTTCTAATTTTATATCATGGATAGATCCAACACCTGACATACCTGA